TGATACTCGTTATATTTAAGTTTTGCCCCTTCATTTTTGAATTGCTCAATAGCGATTAAATTAAGCAGTTCGGTAAAGGGCATATCTAACACTTCATCGTAATTAAGCCCTATTTTTAAGCCGTACCAGATTATCCACTCTAAACGGGAACTACCTGTACGGCTTATGCGTTTTTTGATACTGTTTCAATTTCGGGCTTTGCTTTTGCAACATCGCCAACCGCCGCAAATATGCTTCCGAAGTCATCAACTCCTATTAAGTCAATAAGATCATCAACGCACGGCGGCTCGCTTGTTTCTATTCCGAGCCTTACTGCCTGTTTATGACCGGCATTGAGCATATCGGAAAGCAGTAAAGAGAACTTATCAACGTCAAAATTCTCATTATAGCTTTTCAGTTCGTCCGTAAGAGAATTGCCCGTTCTGTCCTGCAAATTCTTAAGCACTCTTAAGTTAAGGCATATCGGGTACTCTTTGCCGTCAATCTTTGCATATCCTAATTTCATGTCTTTTGCTCCTTTTTGTTGCCCCTAAATCGCCCGAATTTTCGGCTTTTTGTTATGGGGTCGATAAATTATATTAAGTAAAAAGGGGAGCCGAAAAGCTCCCCTAAATTACTATTACTAAACGGGTGTTGTTAACGCCAAGTCAACGAGTGCCAATGCTTCGGCTTCCGTATCAACGTCTGTTGAAACCCATTTCCAATCATGGGTTGTCGAGTCATCACGCAGGATAGTTGCGCTTATTGTGGGGGTACCCCATTCAATAGTTTCGCCCTGTGTCGTGAGTGCTTCGTCCATGTTCTGGAACTGAATTTTCTTGTAAACGATCGCCTGATACTTTACTGCGCCGCCAACGATCTTTTTTAATACTGCCCCGAAGCCCATGTACGGTGTGTTCTGTGAGTCATTGAACTTATACCATGCCTGTGTGGTACTTGTTCCAATGGCAGACGGGGTGATACCGTAGATAAGACCCATAACTGTTGCTGAAAGTTCATCGGTTGTCAGTTCGAGTGTTCCGCCTGCAAACTGATTAATGCTTTCAGCCGGTGCATTATCTGCATAAAGGATATTGTCGCTTGCGCTATCAAGTGATAAATCAAGCTCAACGGCTTTGCCGAGTGTTGTTATTGTGCCGTATTCAATGGAGCCGTTATTGAGTGTATAAACTGCTCCCCTCGGCTTACTTAATCCTACTCTTGCCATGAATTAGCCTTTCTGTATTTTTTGTACTTCTTGTGATATAACGGTCTGCATTTTTTGTATTACTTGCGCCTTTGTATGGTTTGCCGCAGGGCGCATAAATGGGTGCTTTTGAACATTACTTTTGCCGTCCCTTGTTGAATGCCCACTCTCAATAGAACGGGCAACAACTATGTTAGGGACACCTCTTTCGTTATACCCTGTAAAGCCTATTACCTCGTAAACGACTCCGTTTTCGGTGTACATTTTCGAGTGATATAGCGAAGTCAATAACCCGTTTCGGTCGGCATCGCTTATATTTTTCATGGCTTCAATTTTTTGTCGGGCTTCTTCATATGTAATATGCGATGCAGGATATAAAGCCGTTTTTATCAATCCCTCGCCATTTGCGGCAAGTTCGGTAATAAGGTTATTTATATCGTCAAAGCCCTCAATCTTTATATTAGGCATAATTCCATACCCATTCGTAGTGTATTAACCCTGTATCTTCTTCATACTGCACACTTTCAAGCCGCCAAATAAAGTTGGCATCAAGCAAAGACTCCACATAATCTATGCGAACGTCAAATTCCGTATGCGTATAAAGATCGATTGTCCCCTGCCACGCTTTCTCCGCATGGATATTGCCGGCAGTTAAATCGACACGATCATCTTCTGCCCAGATAAAGTAAGGGGCTTCTGTTTTGTCGGGTGCCGTATAGTGATATACATTTGTTGCGCTTGTAAAGTATTCTGTACTCGCAAGCCTTGCAAATATATCACTGATTGCTGATAATTTCGTCTGCATTGATACCTTCCAATCTTTGAAGCGAAAAGTCTGTGCAAGGCAGGTTGTCCTCGTCCGTTGTCTGCTGAATTTGATATATTTTATAGACCGCGCCGTCCGTATGTGAATAAGGCTTAAGCACGGCTACAAAAGAGGTGTCAATATCAAATATCGCAGGAGTGCGGCATACATGGGATAACTGCACGTCAAACTGCATCGCAACCGAATATCTGTTTATACCCACCGTTCTGTTTTCGTAGCATACGGAGTTCTTCGGTGTGTATGTCTTTTTCGGCATCTTGCCCTGTCCACTCGAATTTGAAACCGAATAAAAAGTGATAACTCCGCCGTCAAACATTGTTATCACCTACTTGGTTTACTTTTCTGTTGTGGATAGCCCATTCCAATGATCTCGGATAGCCGTTTTCGGTATCACGCTTTCTAATCAGGAATTCGGCAAGTGTCAATATAAGGTCGCTATCTGCTATCGGGTAGTTCGCATCGCCGCCGCTTGACGTTGTAGGGGTAAATGCTATGCCCTCGCTTTCAAGTCTGCTTATTGCGGAGTCCAACTTAAGCCCGATAAATGCTTCCCTGTTATCCGTTGCGCAAGGCTCACCTATACTCTGTTTTAATAACACAAGCATTTCCGCTCTTGTCATTTCTTCGCCCTCTTACTTCTGCTCTTGACTTTTCCGTCCTCGGCAGTTCTGTTCTCGTGTTCAATATTTAAGACTTCTACATAACCCTTCGGGCAAAAGCTGAAACGATCTTCGGTCATTTCAACTATATCGCCCGTCCTTAAAGGCTCATGTGTCATACCGTCAACACAATTCTTAATTACTTTAACTTTTATCATTATTGACTCCCTTTACTGCTTCGTAGAGTTCTTCTGTAACTCCAATAGTGCCGAAGTGGGTGCATTTGATACTGCTATCAACCCAAATCTTATAGCCCTGTTTTCTTGCTCTGTTGCAAAATGCCAAATCTTCCCCGAAACCGTTTTTCGGTGTAAAGAAGCCTGCGCCCTCTGCCGCCGCAATATCGAATAAAATCTGCGTGTCCATAAATACGCAACCGAAGCCGACTCCTTCTACCTCGAATGTTGAGTCTTTCGGGTAGTCGTTATAGTCTGTCCATTTGCCCGTATCTACGTTGCAGGTTTCAAATAAAACGGGGTGATAAGGTGCGACACGGCGGAAGTAAAGACCGCTTACAAACTTTCGTCCGTCCTTATAGTGAAGCAACATACGCTCTAACGTATCAGGCGGAAAAGCCATATCCGAGTCAAACCACATTATAAAGTCAAAACCGTTGCGGACGGCAAATGCGGCAAGCTCATTTCGGCTCTGGTAGATTAAAGACCCCTGCAACGTATAAATCGTTGTTTCGCAATCCGCAGGGGTTTTAAGCATCGCAAGTGAGGTGCAAAACGGGGTTTTTACCTCGTCCATACAAGGCACCGCTATTAGAATTTTCTTCATAACAAACTCTCCTATTACAGTTCATTAAGGAGCGAGCAAGGGGCGAGCTGAACTGTTGCTCACCCCTTGCTTCTATAATCTCTTATGAGAGTATAGACTATTCAGCCATTGTAAGTGTTACAAATGCGTTCGGAGCAACCGGCGCAACGGCAATACTCTTTCTGCCGAGAACTCTTACGAGGTCGCTTGTCATAAGTGTTACGTCATCATACTTAAGCTGAACAACATCACCGTTCGGCATATTAGCGTGTGCGCCATAGCCGAGGTCACCTATGATAGCAAATGCAACACCTGTTGTTGCCGCATTGAATGCGGTAATAGAGTCGTTGAACTCTACGGGCAGACCCTCGAACGGGTCAACGGGGTACTGTGCCGCATACTGTGCCTGCTTGAATGCGCTCCATGTCTGCTTGTTCATCATAATTACGGGGTTAGCCGCACTACCAGAGAGAAGCCCCAGAGCGTTTGCGATCGTACCAACACCGATGCTTGATACTGCAACTGTCGGTACACCAACCATAGTGCCGGTGGAAACTGTGTCGCAAGCAAGTATCTTTGCGATAAGCAGGTCTGCCGCCTTCTGCGCGATCCTGTATGTGAGTTCGTCATAGATATAAGCAAGGAATTCCTCTGCGCCCATATCCATTACTTCGTCCGAGAAGCTAATCCACTTCTTGATTGTTTCGGGTACAAGGTTAACAACACCGAGTACGAGTGCTTCTTCGTTTACGGGATCGCCGCCTTCTGTGTGAACAACTGCACCTGTTGCAGATACTTCAAAACCAATCTTAAGATTGCCCTTAAGGAAGGTCTTGCGTACTCTTGCCATAATGCCGTCCCTGTTCCATGCCTGCTTAACTACGTCATAGACGAATGTAGGTACGGGAACTGTTCCGTTTGTTGCATTTTCTGTGAGTAAAGCTCTTACTTCATCAGCCTTGCCGGTCTTAATGAAGTTAGCATATGCACGGATATATTCCTTGCTATCTCTTACTTCTCTTGTTTCCATTTTTTCTACCTTTCTTTCGTTTGTGGGAGTGTCTTTCGGGGCTTTTGCTTCTTCCTCTGCGATCTCCCTTTCAATCTGCTCAATTTCGCCTTTAAGCGTTGACTTTGCTTCCTCGTGTGCGGCTTCCTCTGCGTTAAGGTTTTCTATGCCCTGTTCAATTTCCGCTCTTTCTTCTTCGGTCATTTCCTCTGTGGCATTATCAACCTGCATCTGGAGTGCGGAACGTCTTTCGGTAAAGTCAACTTTTCGAGATCA